TATCTAAAAACTAAAGGTAAGAAAAGAGGATACATAGAAAGACAAGAAGTAGATACAGTTGGTGATAAGATGTTTGAGGTGAAGATAATGAAGAATGAAACAGATACAGACTAATGTTGTATTTGAGCTACTAGAAAATTCACAATCTAAAATAACCTGCTTACAAGGAGGATCTAGATCAGGTAAAACATACAACACACTTTTATGGATTATATTTAGCTACTGTAATAACAATACAGGTAAGGTTATAAGTATATGTAGAAAGACACTCCCTAGTTTAAAAGCATCAGTTTTAAGAGACTTTCTAGAAATCCTAAGACATAATGATCTCTATTCTGAGATCTATCATAATAAGACATCTAATGAATACTGGTTAAATGGAAACTTGATTGAATTCTTTAGCCTAGATATGGGATCAAGGGTAAGAGGTAGGAAAAGAGATTTACTGTTTGTTAATGAAGCAAATGAAATAGACTATGAAGCATGGAATCAGCTTTTGTTTAGAACAGATGGTAATATCATAATAGACTACAATCCACATGACCAGTTTCATTGGATATATGATAAAGTACTAGAGAGACCTGACTGTTCACTACATATCTCTACATTTATGGATAATCCATTTTTATCAGAAACACTTAAACAAGAAATACAAAGACTTAAAGATACAGATCCTGAATACTGGAGAGTATATGGATTAGGTTTAAGAGGACAAAACAGATCACTAGTATTTAAGTTCCATATAGTAGATGAAATACCTGCAACAGCTAGATTTATCTCATATGGATTAGATTTTGGATATGCCTCAGATCCCTCAAGTCTATGTGCTACTTACATAGATGGAGATGATATGTATTGTAAAGAGATGCTATATGAAACAGGATTAACTAATCAGGACATTGCTAAAAAGCTAGAACAACTAGGATTAGATAGGAGAGATGAGATATTTGCAGATTCTAGTGAGCCTAAGAGTATAGAGGAGATATACAGAATGGGATGGAATATAAAAGGCAAAAAGAAGTATGAGATTAATTATGGAATAGACATGATTAGAAGATATAAACTACATGTAACAAAAGATAGCATTAATGCAATAAGAGAATTAGAAAGCTACAAGTATGTAGAAGATAGAAATGGTAATCCAACTAATAAACCAGTAGATCTAAATAACCACTTTTGTGATAGTCTTAGATATTCTGTAGTACATAAACTATCATATCCTAACTATGGTAGATATGCTATAAAATAACAAAAGGAGGGAGACCTAAATCTCCACTCCTGTAAATAAACAATTAATATGAAAAAAACTTACAATGAATCAGTAAGTGCCATTAGGATGACTAGACCTACAGCTCCAATCCAAAGTAATAGGGTTATTAACCAAATTGGTAGGTTAAAGTATTTTTCTAATTCTTTTATATCTTTCATAATAGTTAAAATAAAGGGTTTTCAATACTCATTTCAGGTAAACCATATTCATTGAATGTTGTAACAACATCATCAGGAATATCTTGATAGTATTCTGCATTAGCCTCTCTCCAAGCTACAGCTTTTTCTATAATATCACTTTCTTTTTTATCTAATAAGTATTTAATGTAGTTCATTGTTGCTTTACCTAAAGCATCTTTTGGGATAAATTCATTTGTTTTTTTCATAGTGTTTTTCATATTTATAGTGTAAATATAATACATTATTATAATACAACCAAATTTTTTAATAACTTTTTTTTAAATTTTTTCAAATCTTGTATTATATAGGTATGGAAGTAACACTAAGAATACCTGAAAATCTCAAGGAAATCACATTAGGGCAGTATCAGAAGTATTTAAAAATTGAGAAAGAAAATAAGGATGAAACCTTTGTTGCTCAAAAGATGATTGAGATATTTTGTAACACTAGGCTAGACTATGTTATGAAAATGAGATGGAGAGATGTAAATGAAATAGTAACAGATTTAGGAGTTATGTTTGAAGAAGATCAGAAGCTCCAAAAGCAATTCACATTAAATGGTACTAATTATGGTTTTATACCTAATCTAGATGAAATATCATTTGGTGAGTTTGTAGACCTAGACACATATCTATCAGACTGGGATCAGATGCATAAAGCTATGCAAGTCCTATACAGACCTGTTGATATAAGTGTAAGAGGAAGATACAATATAAAAGAGTATACTGCTATAACTGATGACACTATGAAAGAGATGCCTCTTGCTTATGCATTAGGTGCAGTTTTTTTTTTATTGAATTTAGGGAAAGAGTTATCACAAACTATGATGGATTATTTGCAGAGGGGAGTTCTGAAGGAGCATACACCTCTGAAGGAGGGTTTAATAGAAAATGGGGTTGGTATACATCATTTTACCAAGCAGCTCAAGGAGATGTTAGGAGATTTGAACATATCTCAGAACTTGGGCTCCATAAAGTCTTGATGTATTTAGAATTTGTAAATGAAAAACAAACATTAGAGAATCAGAGAATAAAAAGAAAATATGGCAACAGATAATTCACAAAGAGGGTTTTACTTAGTAGTTGAGGCAGTTAAAAATGAACTGATAAATAATCAAAGTATAAAGACAATGACATTTGGTGATTTGTCAGATATTGATTTACAGAAACAAACTATGTTTCCTCTTGCACACATGATAGTAGATAGTGTAACACATGCAGAAAAAACAATGCAGTTTAGTTTTACTATTCTAACAATGGATCAGATAGACACTACAAAAGAATATGTTAATGACTTGTTTTTAGGTAATAATAATACTCATGATATTCTAAATACACAACTAGCAGTTTCTAATAGATTAGTTACTAGACTTAGAAAAGGACAGTTATTTGAGGATGGGTATCAACTTGTAGGAGATGCAACATGTGAGCCATTTTTTGATAGATTTGAGAATGTACTAGCAGGATGGGCAACAACATTTACAGTAGAAATATTTAATGACTTAGATTATTGCTAATGACTTTTAAAGAAACACAAAAGGTATTGAATGACTTTGTAGATGATGTTGTAAGAGCAGCAAAATCTAATCTTAGAAAAAAGAAAGCATCAGGTAAGCTACAAAGATCAGTAAAAGGAGAAGCTAAAGTAAATCCAAATTCTTTTGAAATGACATTTGAAATGGAGCCATATGGAGCTTATGTAGATGCAGGTGTAGATGGAAAGAAAACAAAGTATGGTAAAAGAAAAGCAGGTTTACCTACATATAGGTATACTAATAAAATGCCACCTCCTAAATCATTAGATAAGTGGGTTGTAAAGAAAGGATTAGCACCTAGAAATAAAGGTAGATTTGCAGGTAGGTCAATTAGTAGTGTAGGATTTAAACAGTCTATAACATTTCTAATTGCTAGATCTATATTTATGAAAGGTCTAGAGCCTACTTACTTCTTTACAGATGCATTTGAAGCAGCATATAAGAAACTACCAAAAGAATTTATAGACAAGTATGAATTAGACATTGACAACTTTTTAAAATTTACAACAAAATAATGGCAACATATTTAGCAAGACTTAGATCTCCCTTCTTTATAAATGAGACTGCAACAGTTACAGTAGGATCAGCAGACCTCACTATTAGAATAAACAACTCAGATGTATATGTAATATCAAAAGACACTACAAGTAACTCAATATCTTTAGAAGTATCAGAACTTATAAGAGACTACTTAAATCCTACATGGGATGGTGTGTTTCCTTATTCATCTTCTACACTATCTAGTCTTACTGTAACAGCTACTATTTCTGTTGATTTTTTCACAAACAACAAAGTAACAAGAGCAGCTAATTCATTAGCAGGTAATCCTGATACACCAGTTCAATCTATAACACCACATACATTATATGGGTTTGATGCTTATTCAGAATATTTAGAAGGAGTAAACTATCAATTATCAACAGGTCAAATGCTACAAAATGCAACTACAATGTATTTGCCTTTAACAGGTGATGCATATATACCAATTGAATCATCAAATGCTGTTTCTTATTTTACAGTTGCAGATACTGTAACAGATGGAAGTATTGTAAATCCTGTTGCAGGAATAGATGTAACAATTAGAAGAATATGTGAGCCTATATATAATATTGTTAAAATTATATTTATGAATAAGTTTGGAGCTTTCCAAGAGTTCCATTTTAACAAAAAAAGCACAATAAGTTTTGCAGCAACTCAAGAAAATTATGAATCTATGTTATTGTCAGCTAATACATATTCAACAACAGATCATCAGAAGTATGTCTATAATAAACAGGCAAAAGAATCAATACAATTGAATACAGGATATATTGATGAAGGTCAATTTGAAACTATAAAGCAATTAATGTTATCTGAACAAGTGTGGGCAAAAATAGATACACAAGTATATCCAGTAAATGTAAACACAAGTTCTTTAACAAAGAAAACCAAAACAAATGATAAGCTAGTAAACTACACTTTAGAAATGGAGTTTGCATATGATGTAATTAATAGTGTAAGATAATGAGTAAATTTCAACTTTACATTGGCAATCAAAGAGTAGAGCTATATGATGATGAGCCAGTAAATTTAACAGAAACTATACAAAACATTAGGGATATATCTAAAGTCTTTACAGACTTCTCTAAACAATTCTCAATACCTGCAAGTTCAGAAAACAATAAAATATTCAAACACTATTATAGATTCAACTTAGCACATGGTTATACATTTGATGCTAGGAAAAAAGTAAGTGCTAGAATAGAATTAAACACAATACCATATAAAGAAGGAAAGTTAGCACTTGAAGGAGTAGATCTAGAAAATGGTAGACCTAAATCATATAGAGTTACTTTCTTTGGAAGTACAGTAAACTTAAAAGATGTGTTAGGAGAAGATGAAATAAACTCACTTACATGGCTGTCTAATTTTAACACTATTTATAGTGAAGCAGAAATAGAAAACACATTAATTAGTTCAACAGGTAGAACATTTACTGTAGATTCAATACAATATCAATCAGCTTTAATTGTCCCTTTAATATCTAATACAGTTAGACTGTTTTATGATTCTACTATTGAAGTGCCTTATCAAAATGCAGATGGTTCAGATAATGTAGAGTTAGGTGGTAATTTATATCCAACAAATAAAGGATCTGAAACTACAGATGATGTTCATGGTGTGTATTTTGAAGATCTTACATATGCAGTTAAAGTTCATTTAATTGTAAAAGCAATAGAAGAACAATATGATGAGATAACTTTTAGTGATGATTTCTTTGATTTAACTAATGGTCCTGAGGCATATAAAAACTTATACATGTTATGTTTAAGAAAAGAAGGTAGACCATTTGAAGACATGGGAGTAGGAGAAAAACTAATTACAGGATTTCCTACAACAGTAAACAATTATATAGCTGTAAGTTATGAAGCAGTTAGAATTTACAATTTAAATCCTAATCAAGTAGTTGTAGGTACTTGGACATTAAACACACAACAGCCATATCCAACATTTACAGCAGTTATTAGAGAGGGAAGTGCAGAAGTGCAAAGAAAAGAGTTTACAGCAGGATCTAATTCTACAGCAGTAATTACACAAATAATAACTAACTCAACAGAGGGTTATACTTTAACAATAGAAACAGCAACATCATTTACAATAAGTAGTGCATCATTTGAGGGTAGTACACCAACAGGTAATCAATTAACATCACAAATAACAACAGCAATTAATGTTACAAATGAAAAAGAGTTTGTAGTACAGAACCATTTACCTAATTTAAAAGTAATAGACTTTTTAACAGGATTGTTTAAAATGTTTAATCTTACAGCATTTGAGCAAGATGGAATAATTCATGTAAAAACATTAGAGGAGTTTTACAATTCAGGTACATTAAGAGATATAACAGAGTTTGTAGATCCACAATCAATACAAATTGACAAAGCACTTCCTTATAAAGAGATAGAGTTTAAATATAAAGATACAGATACAAAAATAGCTAAACAACATAATCAACTTAGTAGTTCTGCATGGGGTGCAGTTAAATATGAAGAAACTGGTGGTTTAAATAGTAGTGAATCTAAATTTAATGTAGAAGCTCCATTTGCACACTTAAAATATGAGAGATTTGTAAATACAGACATACAATGGGGATGGATGGCAAATGAAAATGGGGAATCTTACTTTAAGGATGCAGTTTTATTTTTAGGTGAATATGTTTCATTACCAACAACAGATTATTTAAGATTCTTACAAGGTAAATCAGGTGTGTCTAGTATATCAGATGTTCAAGATTATTGGATGCCATCTAATACAGTAAAAAGAGATGCTACTGTAAACAAGGAGAGTATACACTTCAATTTAGAATTAAGTGAATGGACTAATTCAAGTGCATTTACAGAAACACTATTTGAAAATTACTATAGGTTTTATATATCAGGTTTGTTTAATTCAGCTAAAAGACTTACTAAAATAACAGCTAGATTACCAAAAAAGTTTGTAATTAACTACACATTAGCAGATACAGTCATAATAAATGATGATAGATATAAAATAAATAGCATTAATACAGATTTATTAACAGGTAATAGTCAGCTAGAGCTATTAAATGAAACAGTAAATGATGCAGCAGTAACTCAAACTGATACAGGAGGTACAGGAGGGCAGACTGGTGCACCATTAACAAATGTTCTTACATTATATCAATGTGATTCACCAAACAACACTTTTGAATCAACACAAACTTTAACTACTTTAAATTTAGCAGTAAATACAAGAGTAGAAGATGGTTCAGGAAACACATATAGAGTTACTGGTAATGCAACAGCAGGAGCATATACAGCAATATCAGTTTCATCTACTGGTTTAACAGGCTGTCCATCAACTCCTTCTACTCCAGTTACAAGTTATTATGGTCTTACTAGGTGTTCTGATAATGAGCAAAATCTTAGAACATCAACAGAAGTAGGAAATCCAACTTATGCTATTACACAACAAGTGTTTGATTCAGGTAATGTTAAGTATGTAGTTAGAAATTCATCAGCATTAGCACCAGTACCTAGCATAACTATAGCATCTACACCTAGTCCTGTTCAGTTAACTTGTGCAGGTAATACAACAACAAATTACTATCAATTAAATCCATGTTGTACTGGTACAACTCTTTATGGTTATAGTGCTAGTAACTCAAAAAGTGGAACTTATGTTTATCAAGGACAATCTTATATAATATCACCTACTAATCAAAGTGGAACTATTAATATTGATTCTTTAAATACAGGATCTTGTCAAACATATTACTATACTTTAAATGATTGTTCTAATACATCAAGTATACAACATTATGGATTTAGCAATTGTTCTAATTTAAATGGTTCAAATCTTTCATATAATGGAACTTGTTATTATGTAGCAACAACAACTAACACATCAGGAAGTGTTGATTTAGATAATTTATCAAGTTGTACATGTCCTACTCCTCCTACACCACCTTCAACAGAATACTATCTTTTACAAGATTGTCAAACTGGATTGACAGCAGTTACAACTACAACTACAAATGATTTAACATTAACAACTGCTGCAAATCCTGCAAATGCATCAAGAGTGCAAGATACAAGCACAAGTAAATGTTATACATCTTTTGGTACAACAACTGATCCAAGTCAATATACAACACAAATAGGACAAGTAATTGATTTAAGTATTTTAGGTTGTCCTTCTATACCATGTACTACAATATTATATTATGAATTACAACAATGTTCTACAGGTAATACAGGTTATATAACTGGACAAACAACACAAGAAATATCTCTTAGTGTAAATGATATGGTTTATAATGCATCAACACCTAGTGAATTATATAAAGTTATTGGCACAACATCAACTGGTACATCAGCAGGTATTGTTACTTTAAGTAGTGCTACAGACTGTCCAACATATTATGAACTGCAACAATGTTACACTAATCAAGGAGGCTACAAGACAAATCAAACAATATCAGAAATATCATTAAATGTAGGAGATAGAGTAGCAGATTCTTGTGGTATGCCATATACAGTAGTTACTGTAGGTGTATCAGGAGGTGGATATGCAAATATAGGTAATGTAACAGATTTAGGTGCTAGTGGTTGTCCTAGTTATGGAGGTCCAAGATACTCATTACAAAGATGTTCAGATGGAACTACTGGTTATATATCTTTACAACAAGTGTCAGATGTTACTTTTAATGTTAATGATGTAGTAGGTTTAGGTAGTCAATTTGGTACAACTTATCAAGTTGTTGGTACTATTACAAGTTCAGCAGGAGCCTCAGGTGTAATTTGTGCTACAGGTAATACTAATTGTTTAGATCCAGTAACACCACCTCCACAACCACCTGCTACTATATATTATGCAAGATTCATATCTTGTGATGATCCAGCAGGTGCTTTAATTGATGTATATAGTTATTCTCCAATTAGTACATGGTGGGTTATTAGTGAAGTAGGTCAATTTGCATGTTATAGATGGAATAGCAATACACAAGGAGTAAATCCTATAGAATTAAATAGTACTAACTTTAACTTTTTTACAGAAGAAATAACAGCAGGAGGTAATTGTTTAGATTGTGAAGCACAATCCCCACCTCCTCCACCACCACCACCACCTCCTCCACAAACTTGTTTTCAAATAAATCTGTATAGAGCAACAACAGCTTTAGATTTGTGTAACCAAACAACACAAAAAGTTGTTTCACTAAATGCATCAACTATACAATCAGCAAGTGTAATATATACTAATAGTGATTGTAATTCTTTACTATCTACATCACAATATTTTACAGATCAACCAGGAGGAAGTTATTGGTACTGGAATGGTAGTACACTTGCAGGTCCATATTCACCAAATTGTCCATAATGAAACAAATTAAAAACTTTATAACAAAAACAGAAGCTAATTATTTAATTAAAATGATAGATCAATATGCATCTAAGTCAATGGTTGTAGGATCAGGTAAAGATATGAATGAGTACAGTCAATCTAGAACATCTTACACTTCTAACTTAATACACAATGATCCAACAGTAGAATCATTACATAAAAGAATAGCTAAATATCTAGGGCAACCTATACAAAAAGGAGAATCATTACAAGGTCAAAGGTATGCAGTAGGACAATATTTTAGATCTCATACAGATTACTTTAAAGGTGATAGTTATGAAAGAAACTGTTTAGCATCAGGTAACAGAACATACACTTTTATGTTGTATTTAAATGATGATTTTGAAGGAGGTACTACTAAGTTCCCACATCTTAAAAAAGAGTTTAAACCTGAAGCATGTAAAGCAATAGTTTGGAATAATTTGCAAGGTGGTTATCCAAATGAATACATGACACATAGTGGTGAACCTGTTACAAAAGGCACAAAATACATCATAACATCATGGTGGAGAGAGAATGTGTGGAGTGGTGGAGAAGATGCAAGAGAATATCAGGAAAAATTAAAAAGTAATCAATTAAGTATTATATAAATAGTATGTTAAAGAACATTATAGAGCTTTTGCAAGTAGTAAATGGTGAAACTGAGAGGATTAGGTTTGCTCAAGGTTCACATTATTTACCTGATAATTGGAAGAATGGCTTTAAACTAGCTAAAAAGATTGCAAAATTTGATAAACAAGACTAATGACTGAAAGAAAATACAAGATAGAGTTTGAAGTAGACAACAAAAAGGCAGTTGAAGAAATTGGTAAGGTTAATGATGGTCTAGAAAAAACTAAAACTGACATGGATGCAGTTAATGAAACTGGTGATAGACTAACAGGTGGTCTTATTACAAGATTTCAAGATGTAGTAAATGTACTTAAAACTACAACTAGAGCATTAAAAACATTGAAAGGTGCATTAATAGCTACAGGTATTGGTGCATTTGCACTTGCAATAGGAGCAGTTACAACAGCATTTACTAATTCAGAAGAAGGGCAAAACAGATTTAACAAACTTATGCTTGAAATGGGTGTTGTTGTTGGAAATGTTTTAGATATAATGGAAGATTTAGGTAAATCAATACTAAATCTAGGCAAAGTTTTTGGTAATTTCTTTACAGGTAATCTAGCAGGTGCAGCATTAGCATTTGATGATTTAAGAAAATCTGTAAAAGATACAACAGAAGGTATTGTTAATTTTGGTGAGGAAACTACAAAAGAAATCAATCAAGCAGGTAAACTAGCTGATGCTAGAGCTAAAGCAGATAAAATAGAAAGAGAGTTAATAGTTGAGAGATCTAAGGCTGATAGAGATAGAGCAGACTTATTAGAAAAAGCTATTGATATTGAAAACTTTTCTGTACAAGAAAGAATAGACTTTCTTACACAAGCAAGTGAATTAGAAGATGAGATAACTAATAAAGAAATTAAATTAGCACAAATAAGATTAGACAATCAGAGACTAGAAAACAGTTTTGGAGAAAGTAAAAAAGAAGATTTAGAAATTGAAGCACAACTTGAAGCTGAACTTATCAATTTAAAAACAGCTCAACTTACAAAACAAAAAGAAGTAACATCACAAATTATTGCATTTAGAAATGAAGAAAAAGCTGCAAGTGAAGCAGCAAAGGCAGCATATGAAGCAGAGATACAAGCACAAGAAGATGCACTTAAATCATTTCAAGATAGAGAACTAGAAGCTCTAGCAATTACAGAAGAATTAAAAACAGAGTTAGCAGTTAGAAAATCTGATGAAAGATATCAGGCTTTAATAGACTTAGCTAAACAATATGGGAAAGACACATATGAACTTGAAACAGCACAAATTTTAGCTAGACAAGATATATTGTTAGCAGCAGGTAAGGATCAAGAAAGTTTAGTAGAAGATACTGAGAAAAACAAATATGATACAGCATTAAAGTTTACAGCTTTAGGCATAGGACTTGCAACAGAAGGATCTAATGCAGCAAAAGCACTAGGTATTGCTAATGCTATAATTGCTACTTATGCAGGTGCAGCTGATGTAGTTAAAGATCCTACATTGAATTTGTTTGCAAAAATTGCAGGTGTTGCTACAATTATAGCTACAGGGTTCCAACAAATTAGAGCAATACAGCAGACACAAATACCAGTATTAAGTGTTGGAGGTGTGTCAGCAGGAGGAGGATCAGCACCTGCACCACAAATACAGCCACCTTCATTTAATGTAGTAGGTGCATCACCTATTAATCAGTTAACAGAAGCAATAGCAAGTCAAACACAACAACCTATACAGGCATATGTAGTTGAAAGTGAAGTTACAACTGCTCAAGAATTAGCTAGAAATAGAGTACAAGCAGCAGGAATTTAAAAAAAGTAAAATATAAATAATTATAATAATATGAAGATTGTAGAATTAATATTAGATGAGGATTTAGAGTTTAATGGAGTAGATGCTATCTCTATTGTAGAGAATCCTGCAATACAAAGCAACTTTGTAGCACTTAAGGATCAAGAAGTTAAACTTGCAGAGGTTTCTAAAGAGAAAAGACTTTTACTAGGACCTATACTAATTCCTAACAAGCCTATTCTAAGAAATGGTGATGATGAAGATTACTACATATATTTCTCTAAAGATACAGTAGAGAAAGCTAGTCAAATGTATTTAAAGCAAGGTAATCAAGGAAATGCATCATTAGAACACCAATACAGTCTAAAAGGTTTAACTCTTGTAGAGTCATGGATAGTAGAAGATGCAGTACATGATAAGAGTAGACTATATGATAATACTAAAGAAGTTCCATTAGGTACATGGATGGGAGCTATCAGAGTAGATAGTGATGAAGTGTGGGAAGATTATGTTAAAAATGGAGCTGTTAAAGGTTTTTCAATAGAAGGTTATTTTGCAGACAAATCTGAAAGACCAAAAGAAGCTATAGATGACTTTCTAAGCCAATTAGAGGCTGCTGAGGCAGAGTTTCTGTTATCAGAGATAGAAAGTGTTATAAATGAAAAAGAAGTGGCTTTAGAGAGCTTTAATGACTATCCTGATGGAGTAGCTAATAATGCTAAAAAAGGAATAGAGCTAAATGAAAAGATAAACAACAGATGTGCAACTGATGTTGGTAAGATTAGAGCTCAACAACTTGCACAAAAAAAGAACATTACTCTAGAAACTATAAAAAGAATGTATAGTTACTTATCTAGAGCAGAAGGACAATATAGACAAAATGAGAATGATTCAGAGGCATGTGCTAATATATCATACCTATTGTGGGGTGGGTTAGCAGCATTAGGATGGAGCAGAAACAAACTAAGAGAATTAGGAGAGTTAGAGCTTGAGACTATTGTAGTTGATGATGACTTTGCAATAATTGATGATAGATTAGCATACTCCTCTTTGGAAAAAGCAGAGGAAATGGCTAAAAATTTAGGATGTGAAGGTGTGCATATGCATGAGTTAGATGGAAAAGAGTGGTTTATGCCTTGTTTTCAACACCAATTAAAAGAGCCATGTCAATCAGGATATGAAATGTATGGCTTTAAAATTAAAAATGGAAAGAGAGTTCCAAATTGTGTACCAATAAGATCATAGATATGCCAAATAAATATAAACATAAGAAAAAGAAAAAGAAGTAATGCCAAGAGCAAAGATAGTTAGTGGAGCTAAAATAGTAAAACCTAAAGTTAGAAGAAAAGGAGTACATGCTAAAACTAAAACAAGTAAGTTAAAAGCTAGTAAACATTATAAAAAAGCCTATAAAGGTCAAGGAAGATGAGAAGAACTAGAAAGAATCCATATCCATCATACACAAGTCCTATAAGATCACAAAGAGGATGTTTGTGTGATGACAATACATACCATCCTGAATGTTGTGATGGTACAATGTGGGCACAAGGTATTGGTATTACAGAGGCAACTGTAGAAGTAGAGGATTTTATACTACAGGAAAATAGTGATTATTTATTACAAGAAAACAATTTTAAAATAAAACAGTAATGGCAAACAAAAAAATATCAGAATTAACTTCAGCTAGTACACTAACAGGATCAGAAGAATTTGCAGTTGTACAAAGTGCTAGTACAAAGAAAACAACATTATCTACAATACAAACTAAAATAGTAACAGCAGTTGCAAAGACTTACATTACTCCTACTAGTTTAAGTTGTAGTCCAACAAATAATGTTGATTTAAATAATTCTACATATGATAATGTAGAGTTACTCAAGTTAAGTTGGAGTGGAGGTTCAGGATCAATGACATTAACATTACCTGATGCTACTACAGCTAACAACACAAATAGATTGCTTAGAATTATAACAGATACTAGTTATGAAACATCAACTAGATCTCATCTAACACCTAGAGCAGGTCAGACATTAGATGGCTCATCAAACTACTATGAAATAAACAAAGAGTTTGAGGGTATTACTGTTTGGAGTGATGGTACTGAATGGTATATAATTCAGAAAAAAGCATAGAAAATATAAATTTTAACACATATATAATTATACAATTATGAAAGCAAATGATACAATAAGCAAAATAAAAAATTTATTAGGCATGGAGTTATCCAAAGAAGAAGTGAATAATGTAGAAGTGAAAGCTGAAGAAGTTACACTAGCTACTATGAACTTAGAAAATGGAACAGTCATTGAAGCTGAAGAATTTGCTGTAGGTAATGAGGTCTTTATCATCACAGAAGATGAGAAGGTTCCTATGCCTATTGGAAGTTATACTTTAGAGGATGGCAGAACAGTTGTGGTTGAAGAAGAAGGTGTAATTGCTAGTATTTCTGAAGCATCTGCTGAAGAAGAAGCATCTGATGAAGAGATGGAATCTCAAGAATCTAAGCCTGAAGATTTAGCTGCTGACTTTGCCACTAAAGAAGAAGTCAATGAACTGAAAACTATGATTGAAGAATTAAAAGTAAATCTTAGTGATGTGCTGAAAAGCAAAGAAGTGGAGTTAAGTGAAGTAAAAGAAAAGCTATCAGAAATTCCTGATGCTGCTCCTTTAAAGCACACTCCAGAAAATAAATCAAGTAATGACTTTTATCATATTGCATCTCAAAGAACTGAGACTAGACTTGATAGAATCATGAGAAAATTAAGTGAATAATAAAAATTAAAAATCAAAAAAAATGAGTAAACCAACAATAACCACATCCTATAGTGGAGCTAGTGCTTCTAAATTTATAGCAGCGCAGCTACTTGAAGGATCAACTTTGGCAAATGGTGGAATGGAAATCATGCCAAATGTAAAACACAAAAGTGTTATTCAAAAAGTGGATGTCTCAGGCTTAATTGCAAATGCAACTTGTGATTTTACAGATGCAGGTACAGTAGCAATTTCTGAGAGAGTAATTACACTAGAAGAATTCCAAGTAAACATTAAGTTCTGTACTAAGCAATTTGTAGATTCATGGGAATCTGCAGCTCTAGGAAGTAGCACATTTAAAAATATGCCTGCAGCTTTTGGAGACTTTATTATTGCAAACTTTGCAAACCAAATTGCTGCATCAGTAGAAAGCAATATTTGGGCTGGGACAAATTCAGTTGCAGGATCCATTGATGGATTTGAAACATTATGGGCAGCTGATACTGATGTAATTGATGTCACAGCAGGAACTGTAACTGCTTCCAATGTTATTGCTGAGCTTGGAAAAATTTTAGATGCATCTCCAAATGCAGTATATGGTAAAGAAGATCTTACTTTATATGTTTCTAAAAACATTATGAAAGCATATGTAAGAGCTTTAGCTGCACAAGGTGGAGGTTATGAAAACAGAGTAAACATGTGGTATGATATGAACACTCCATTATCATTTGATGGTGTGCCTCTATTCTTAGCAGAAGGTTTATCTGACAATACTGCTGCTCTAGCACAAAAAAGTAACCTGTATTTTGGAACAAATTTAGTTGATGATATGAATACTGTAAGAGTAATTGATACATCTGAAACACTAGGTGACCAAAATGCAAGATTTGTATCTAGATTCTCATATGGGATCCAGTATGGTTTTGGAAATGAAATAGTTTTCTATTCATAATTTTTCAAAATTTTAATTTATTGATAATCAATAAGTTAGACAAATAAAAGGGAATAATAATCAGTATATGGGAGGTGTAAAAAGCCTCCCCATACTTAAAAAATAAAATAATATGAGTTGTGCATTAACAAAAGGTAGAATAGTACCTTGTAAAAATAAATCAGGATCAATTAAAACTGTATACTTTGCAGATTATGGTACATTAGGTGCAATAACTGAATCAGCAGGTCTTATATCTGCATTTGGTGGTACACCTACATGGTATCAATATGATGTAAGAGGTACAACTAACCTTGATACTGTTGTTACTTCATCAAGAGAAAATGGTACTACTTTCTACACTCAAACATTAACACTACAACTACAATATTATGATAGAGCAACAAGTGAAGAAATTAAGTTATTAGCTGTAGGTAGACCACACATTGTTGTAGTTGATGCAGATGATAACTTTATGTTAGTTGGTAAAGTAAATGGTGGAGAGCTTACAACAGGTAATTTTACAGTAGGAGCAAACATGGGAGACTTCAATGGATTTAACATGACATTTGAAGCACTAGAAACTGCACCACCTGACTTTGTAACTAGTACAGTTATTACTGGTGGTACTATAGGTACTCAAATTAATACTTTTCCTACATCATAATAGTTAAGTGTTTTTCTAATTAAAGGGGACTATGGTCCTCTTTTTTTTTACAAAAAACTTTACACTTTATAAAAAAACACAATTTAGTTATTATATAAGTATGATATATTTAAGTGATGCTACATCTGCACAAACTTTTACTTTTATTCCTAGAAGTTTTGTAATAAATGCAAGATTAGAGGTAAGGGATGAAGAAACAGGACTTGTTCAAACAAGAAATGTACCAATAAGCAGATTAAGTGGATATGGAGCTATAAATGTAGCATTAGATTTAGTAGAAAATAAATTCTATGAAATTAAAGTAGTATCTATTGGATCTAACTGGGAAGATGTAAACCAGTTTTGGAATCTATTAAGTATTAATTGGGAAGAAGGAATAACAAGATCAGGAGCTGCATGGAATTTTGCAACTGATTCTTGGAATGAAACAACAGGAGATTGGGATGATGTAAGAGCACCTAGAGAGTTAGTGATTTATAAAGACAGATTGTTCTGTACTAATCAAACACTATCTCAAGGAGCAAATGAGTATTATGATGTGTATAAAGATGTTTATGAAACTAGCACATCAGGAGATAACACATATAAAGTATATAATGCATAATTATGAGTAGACAACACAGGAGACCAAAGTTTGAAGGGGATATTAGAGTAGTAGAGTTAGCAGCTTATACATCTCCTAAAATTATAGAAGATCCAAGAAAGGATTTTGTAATGTATGGTGAAGATAACAACTATTATCAATATCTAATTGATCTTTATAATGGTTCACCAACTAACCATGCATGTATTAATGGTATATCAGAGATGATATATGGTAAAGGATTAGATGCAACAGATTCTGATAGAAAACCTGATGAGTATGCACAAATGATTAGCTTATTCAAAAAGGATGTAGTAAGAAAAGTTATATATGATTACTACTTAATGGGTGGAGCTGCAATACAAGTTATTTATGGTAAAGGTAGACAAAGAATTGTACAATTAGAACATATACCAGTAGAGACACTTAGAGCTGAAAAATCAGGTGAATCAGGGGATATTGAAGCATATTACTACTATCATGATTGGACTGACTATAAAAACTCATCTAAACCAACTAGAATACCTGCATTTGGTACATCTACAGAGGGTAGAGAAATATTATTTATAAAACCATATAAAGCAGGTTATTATTATTATAGTCCTCCTGCATATACTGGTGGATTACAGTATGCAGAATTAGAAGGTGAGATTAGTAACTTCCATATGAATAACATTAAGAATGGATTATCTCCATCTATGATTATAAATATGAACAATGGAATACCTAATGAAGAAGAAAGATCTATTATAGAACAAAAAATATCACAAAAGTTTAGTGGATCTAGTAATGCAGGTAAATTTATTCTATCATTTAATGACAATACAGATAGTCAAGCTACAATAGAGCCAATACAACTATCAGATGCACACCAACAATATCAGTTTCTATCTACAGAATCTCAGGAGAA